TACAATTGAGAACCCAACGCTTGCCGTTCAAACAAATGTTTTGGGAACCGCAAATGTTTTGCAAGCGGCAAAAGAAAGCAATGTAAAACGAGTTGTATATTCATCCACCTCAGCCGCTTATGGTTTGAAAAATGACATCCCAAATAAAGAAACTATGCCAACGGATTGTTTAAATCCATACTCGGTGTCTAAATGTGCAGGTGAAGATTTATGTTCACTTTACACTGAAATGTATGACTTAGAAACAGTGACATTTAGATATTTTAATGTTTATGGTAACAGACAACCATCAAAGGGACCATACGCTCCCGTGATGGGTATTTTCAAACGACAGTTTGATTCGGGACAGGACATAACAATCGTTGGTGACGGTATGCAGAAACGAGATTATGTAAATGTTGATGATGTTGTTGATGCTAATATTAAGGCAGCATTCTCCACTGATCCCAGAGTGGTAAATCAAATCTTTAACATCGGTTCCGAAAAAAAT